GTACTTTTAAATAATTTTGCTTTAATTGTTCTTGAATCTGATCATAGTTTCTTTCTTGCGTTAGTAAATCAGTTAAGTTTGGTGTGCCACTGTGAGCCCGCATCTGTTCTGCCTGTGCTGCCTGTTCTGCCTGTACTTTTAAATAATTTTGCTTTAATTGTTCTTCTTCTTCTATTTCTTTCATAAGTTCGTCGAGTAAGTTTGGACTATTTGTATTTATGGATTCTTGTTCTTGTTGTTCTGCACCTGCACCTCCAATTAAAGAATTTTTATCGGCTACCTTCTTCTTTTTGTACTTTTTATTTTTACGCGTGATTTTTTTACAATTTTTATATGGAGCACAAGAACTTTTCATAGTAAATCCCTTTACGCCTTTTAAACATCGTTTTTTAGTAAATTTTCTAGGAATTGAAAATATTTTTCCATCACTTTTTCTTTTGCATAATTTATGTTTTTTTTTTGATTTACAACAATCAATAGTCATATAATATATATTATGAAAAAACTTAAAATTTATTTAGAAAAAAATTGATTTAAAATGTTTTATTAAAGTAAGACTGAAACTAAATCATAGTAATGATTATCCCAGTAAAATGCTTCACTTGTGGAAATGTGATTGGTAATAAGTATTTGTATTATTTGAATCGTGTTATTGAAAAGAAAAAAGAACAAAATATAGACAATGAAAACATTCAGTATTTGACAAATGATGAAATGGATAAACAAGGTAAAGTAAAAACATTGGATAAATCCATTGAAGGTCAAGTTCTAGATGAATTGAAACTAACAAAACAGTGTTGTAGACGTCATATGCTTGCACATGTTGATGTATTTTCATAAAATATAGTGATTATATATTATGAAAAAAACAATAAATAATAAAAAAAAACTGAAGAAAACAAAACACAACAACCGGTTGAATAAACGATTATTTAAATTAACGAGAAAAAGTAAAAAACCTACTCGTAATAAAGGTAAAAAAAAATCAAAGGCGAAAAAACATTTAAAGTCAAAATCAAATACAAGAAAAAAAAATAAAATGGTGATGAAGGGCGGTGCTATACCATTTAGTGAATTGAATCCTTCTCTTGTACTTGACCGTATAACAGATCAGGTATATGGTCTCTTCTCCGACAAAGCGCTAATGGTTCCAAATAATTTACTATCAACTTCAAGTGTAGTAGACCAACCACACTTAGATGCCGCACCTGAAGTTGGATTAGGTGTAGCTGGGAAGTCATCATTATATCATTTTGCTTCTCAATAAAAATTAATTTTTTTTAAGACGCCGTCCGGAAAGCGGTTTAATATTGTATTTACCATCGGTCGCAGTTTCTACATCAATTCCATTTTGACCACAATACTGTATAAGTTCTTCTTCCTTAGACTTTATTTCGTCATCAATCTTTTTTTTTTGGTCTTTAATTAATTTCAACGCCTCATCAAGTTCGCTGAGACGGTCAACTATTTTTGCAATATCATCAGACATTGTATAATAATATAATTATAACCAATTATTTATATTGTTTTGATTTAAAAATAAAATTCCAAATGAATTAAATACAAATATAATGAAAAATTATTATATTTGTCTTTCCTCACTATTATTTCTAGTGCCAGCATATCTGGCATTTTACATCAATTATAATATTTTAGCTTATGGCGGTTTTATAACAACTGTATTGAGTATTAATTATTGGAGAAATAATGAATATGGAATAAGACGGGATTTGGATTTAATTTGTTCAAGATGCATGTGTTTCATTTGTAGTAGCTACTATTTGTATTATAGTAATAATATTTATGATATAGTATTGTATTGTTTTTTAGGAAAGATTCTTTTATCTTTATATTTAAGTGCTAATTTTAAAAATAAAAAATGGTATATATATCATGTTGGGTTTCATTTTATGTTGATGTTTTCAGCAATATTAACAGTATATAAAATATATCTATACTTAGAATAGAAATAATATCAATAAAAGAGGATATTTTATATGCTTTACGCGAGTATGCGTTATCCTCACTCGGAATATAAATTTTAATTATAATAATATCATATAATATTATAAGATCATTATGGCAAAAAAAACAAAGTATTCATTAGATTTTAAAAAAATGTGTTCTCCTGCATTAATATATTTTATTATATCGGCACTTAGTCTTACCTATATAGGGTTTCAGAATTTAAACGGCGATGATCAGTCCTTATGCGTTGGACCATATAAATGTGGAGTTGCTAGTAAAACAATAGTGCTTGCTTTACATTTTTTTTGGGTGATGGTGTGGACATTTATTTTAGATCTGGTTTGTAAGTCCGGTCATGAGAAACTGTCGTGGTTTATTGTTCTTATTCCATTTATTTTGTTTTTTGCCCTTTTGGGACTTATAATGTTACAGACAAACGTGTAATAAAATCTTTTTATGAAAATCACAAATAGATTATTTGTGATTTTCATTTATAATATAAATATTACTTTATAGTAATAACTAATAACATATGGCTCAAATTAATGTGAATGTCGAAAAAAAACATTTTGATATTATTGATAAATATTTTAAAGGTAATTCTTTTGTTGAACATCACATCAAGTCTGTAGACGATTTTTACGAGAATCAAATTAAAAAAACGTTCAATGATTTAAATCCAATCCAATTTAATATTGGATATAACAAAAAAGAACAATTATTTGAACATACGATGAATATATACTTTGGTGGTAAAGATGGTTCTGAAATACTTTATGGAAAACCGATTCTTTTTGAAGACGAAGAGTCAAAACTGATGTTTCCGAATATTGCAAGATTAAGAAATGTTACATATGGAGTTAGTATACATTGCAATATTCATGTAGAATTTATTTCCTATCCTAAAGAGGTTGACGATAATCTAAAAATAGATGGAAAAATAGTCGACATAAAGACAATCACCAACTATTATTTAGGTACATTTCCAATTTTATTGCAGTCAAAATTATGTCTTTTACACGGTATGAACAAATCATTATTATATAGCGTAGGAGAATGTAAACATGATTATGGTGGATATTTTATTATAGATGGTAAAGAAAAGGTTTTAGTTCCTCAAGAAGTTTTTTCAAACAACATGATTTATATTAGGAATGTTAAAGATGGTATGCATGATTATAGCGTAGAAGTTAGATCAATATCGCAAGACGAATCAAAGCCAAAAAGAACTTTGGCAATCCGTCGGGTCATGAAAAAAGAAGAAGTTTATAATCAACAATTGCGAATTTTTATTCCAAATGTTCGTGAATCAATACCAATATTTGTCTTGTTTAGAGCGCTTGGGGTTACAAGTGATAAGGAAATATTAGAAATTATATTAGGAGATATACGAGATTCAGAAAAGACAAAATATTTAGATTTATTGCGACCCAGTGTAATGGATTCTGTTGGAATTTACAACCAAATAGACGCAATTTATTTTATTTCTAGACTAACAAAAGAACAAACAATCGTCGGAATACATCTTATTTTAGCGGACTATTTACTTCCACATATTGGAGTAACCAATCATTTATCAAAAGCTCATTATCTCGGATATATGATATTAGAGTTATTGAAAGTAATTCTCGGAGAGAGTCCGCCAACAGACCGCGACCACTATAAATTTAAGCGCGTAGAAACAAGTGGGAATATGATGAAACAGTTGTTTAGCGAATATGCTAATATCATGTACAAACAATATCATTTGAAATTTGAAGAAGAATATTACTTCAATGAAACCAGATATCAAGGAGGGAATGATATTACACCCGAAGAAAGTTTCAAAACACTTTTTTTTAATAATTATGAAAGAATATTTGAAGACAAAATCATATTTCAGGGGTTCAAAAAAGCATTTAAAGGAAACTGGGGCAGTGCAGCACATACCAAAAAAATTGGCGTAATACAACCATTGAACCGCCTCTCATATAATTCATATTTATCTCACGTTCGCAAATTAAATTTGAACATCAATGAAGGAGCAAATATTGTTGAACCTCATTTATTACACGGTTCTCAATGGGGGATTATTGATCCAGTTGATACTCCCGACGGAGGTAACGTAGGGTTTCACAAACATATGGCAATGATGACAAAAATAAGTCATCATATTGATGAAGAACAATTAATAAAATGGATGTTTCGTAATATGAACATTCAAAATAAAAACGACAATGAGCCAACAAAATTAAAATTATTGGAATTAGAAAGATGTAATTTTGAAGAACTTACTAATTATTCAAAAGTTTTCGTAAATGGAAAAATAATCGGACTAACAAATAAACCATTGCTGTTCAATACTATTTTTTTATTAGCGAGACGGTGCAATTATATACCTGTTTATGTTAGTATTTCATTCGAATATAGAGATAATAATATTTTTATTTATTGCGATGAAGGTCGTCTTATGAGACCATTGTTGTATATTCAGAATAATTCATTAAGTTACATATCAAGTAAGTTAAATGATTTAATAGATAATAACAATTTTACATGGGAACAATGTGTCTACGGGAATTTAAACAAATCGCAAGAAGAAGTTTCAAACAACAAATCATTTATTGATTTTTCTTATGATAATCTTTTGAATGAAAAAAAAAATGGAGACCAATCTATTATTGATTTTGTAGATAAAAGTGAAGAAGATAAATATTTAGTTTGTATGTATGCAAATAATATCAAAGAGGGTGTAAGCAGTAAATACACGCATTGTGAAATACATCCGTCGCTTATGTTTGGTGTCATGGGTAGTCAAGTAATTTTTCCTGAACATAATCAATTGCCCCGAGACCTTTTTAGTTGTGGTCAGTCAAAACAAGCAGCATCTTTATATCATAGCAATTTTTTGCATAGAATTGATAAAATGGGAGTTGTCTTGAATTATGGAGAAAATCCACTTGTTCGCAGTCGCATGTTAAATTATATACATGAAGAAAAACATCCATATGGAGAAAATGTTATAGTGGCAATTATGAGCTACAATGGTTATAATGTAGAAGATGCAATTTTAATGAACGAAGGTTCTCTACAGAGAGGTTTGTTTCATACTACATATTATAATTCATATGAAGCATATGAAGAATCCAGTAATATTAGTATGAGCGACACAAATACAGTATTAAAAAATATAAAAGATGAAATAGACATTGATGTAAAGCCTGGATATGATTATAATAATTTGAATAAATATGGAGTAATAAAAGAGGGCGTTCAAATGGACGACAAAAAGGTCATTATTGGAAGAGTTAGTTTCTCTGAAAGTTATCCAGACCAAAGGGTGGATGCGTCTGTATTTCCTAAAAAAGGTCAGTTAGGAGTAGTAGACAAAACGTATATTACACAAGAAACGGAAGGAAACCGAATTGCCAAAGTTCGTATTAGAGAACAACGAATTCCTAGCATTGGAGACAAATTTTGTTCTAGATGTGGACAAAAAGGCACAATCGGTAAAATTGTTCAAGAAAAAGATATGCCGTTTACCAAAACAGGATTAAGACCTGATATAATAATTAATCCACACGCTATACCTTCTCGTATGACAATTGGTCAATTAATTGAATCAATAATGAGTAAATTAGGTATTAATTTAGGATATTTAATGGATTCAACACCATTTACAACAGAATCTTTTAAAATTCAAAAAATTCAGGAACATCTTATAAAGAATGGAATGCATAGCTCCGGAAATGAATATCTGTACAACGGTATGACCGGAGAAATGATCGAACATTCCATTTTTATGGGGCCAACATATTATATGAGATTGAAACATATGGTAAAAGACAAAATAAATTACAGAGGACGAGGACCTAAAACCTTGCTTACGCGCCAAACAAATCACGGCAGGGCAAATGATGGTGGTCTTCGGATTGGTGAGATGGAACGCGACGGCGTTATTGCCCACGGCTGTTCTTATTTCTTAAAAGACTCTATGATGGAAAGAGGCGATAAATACAAAATGGCCATCTGTAATCACAGCGGAACCATTGCAATTTATGATAGTGAACATAAAACCTTTTTTAGTCCAATGGTTGACGGCCCCGTTTCATATGACCCAGAAGACAAGACAAATATGTCGGGAGTAAAGATGAGCAAGTTTGGAAAAGAGTTTACTATTGTTGAAGTTCCATATTGTTTCAAGTTACTGCTCCAAGAATTATCGTCTATGAATATTCAAATGCGCCTAATCACTAATGAAAATATTCACGAAATGAATATAGACAACTCTATAAATTACAAAGGTGACTTAAAAAATACTGAAATGACCGCAGTCGTCATTGAACCTCAAAAAGATACCGACGAATTTCAAGTTGTTCCTCAAGATACATTTAAAGAACGAGTACAAAAATCAATTAATATGGGGGTATGGACACTTAATGAAGAAACCGGTTATTATGAATCAATCATTATTGATAGTGCAGGAGAACCAACCGAACGAATTTCAACTGACGATGAACGCCTAAAAGGCGAACCTCCTAAATTTCTTCCAAAGGGATGGGACGAAAATACGCTAACAAAATATAACATATCAAGATATGTCTTATCAGAAAGTTTGAAAATTAATGTTATTCCAAATAATTGGGATATTTTAATAGAAAAGATGAGGAAATTAAACGAATCAAAAATACCTATATATAGACCAATTGATTTGGAGAAAGATAGTGAGTTAAAAAATATACCAATTGGTAATAATAATCCCAACGACAGACTCATTATTGCAACTCCAGATATGGTTGTAAATGAACCATGGATTATTAAAGAAAGCGCAAGATTCCCCGGAAAATATTATTTTTTTAACACTCAAACAAAACAATCGGAATGGAAAATGCCCACAAGTATTATTAAAATGGAACAAATTTATCAATCTGAATCAGTAAATCTTAACGATAATAGTCCAGGATGGGCACCAAATACGGTCAGCAATAGCCAACCATTTGTACCAACAAATTACAAATCAAATGAAAATGGAAATGGAAATGAAAATGGAAATGGAAATGAAAATGGAAATGGTAATGGTAATGGTAATGAAAATGAAAATGAAAATGAAAATGAAAATGAAAATGAAAATGAAAATGAAAATGGAAATGAAAATGGAAATGGAAATGATTTTCCACTAAATAGAAACCCACCTTTAGAAAATCAGACAGATTATTCGATTGGTGATGTGGAAGAAAATTACGGCGGAGTAGAAGAAACTAAAGGAGAACCAATTGTTATAAAAAAACTTGGCGAATAAAATATATAATTAATGAAAAAAATTGATTTAACATATTAAATATGTTTAAGATATATAAACTATGAGTGTTCAAAAAAGTAATATCCTAAATGAAATTTATAATTCAAGAAAAACTCTTTTGAAATATCTAAAAAAACAAAAATATGATACAGAAAAATTAGAAAATTTTACTATTACAGAAATTAACGCAATGGAACAAGCGAGTCAACAACAAAATACACACCCTCTTGTAAATCAGCTAAATTTTAGTGTAAAAATAAAGTCAAATAAAGCGAATGACGAAGAACAAACTTGTTCAGTTGTTTACTATATTAATAAAACAATGAAAAAGGCGCTGCTACACGACATAATTGATGAATACTATGATTATGATGGAAAAGACAAAAAGTTTTGTTCTCTTATTATTGTCACGTCTAATATTAACGATACAAATATTAATGTTGTGAAAGAAATGTGGGAAAAATATGGACAATATTGTGTATTGTATGATCTTGCGTCTTTACAATATAATATAATTGAACATGAATATGTTCCAAAACATGTTAAATTAACTCAAAAAGAAAAGGAATCTGTTATGAAAAAGTATAATATTTCTAGTGATTCACAATTTCCAGAAATAAGTATGTTTGACCCAGTTGCAAAAGCTATATTAATGAGACCTGGCGAACTATGCGAAATAACGAGATATGACAAAATTTCATTTAAAAATACATTTTATAGGATTTGTGTAATTTAAATGTATGTTTATTATAATTGGGAATGGAGAAAAACTTTGTATCTGATATTAGCAGTAATATAACAATTCTGCATAATCAAAAAAATTACAAAAAAATATATGATATTATTAATGATCACATTTCAAATTTAGACACGGCCGACCCCATGAATTATAATGCTGCATATCGCCTTCAACAAGATATTGCTATCTTAAATACAACTTTATTAACAGATATTTCAAAATATGTCAATACGAATACAAATAGATCTAATTTGAATAGCAATGGGGAAGAAGAAGATAAATCAAAACAAAGTACTTTTAAGGAACAAAGTGAATCGACAAAACTTAATTTGCAGTACAAATATTTTTACTTGGTTATAAAACTGCTTGTGATATTTGCTCTGTTTGGTCTTATTTATTTTAAATTAATTATCCCTTCCAATAATAACCCAGCGCCTAAACCATTCGGCGAACTTTTAAATTAAAATAATACTTTTATTATATAATGACAACCATTAATAATCAAAGTATTGAAGATATAAATAATTCTTTGACATCTTATGAAGTTGATATCGGATTAGCGCAAATTGCGACGATTACACCTGAAGTTGACTATAGTGGAAAGATTTACCCTAAATTTGCCGACGTAAAAACAAAAAAAGACGATATATCTACCTTTTTACAAGGGCTTACGTTTACACAAATGCCTACAAGTGACGATATAACATCTTTGGATATTTCTTATAATAAGTTTCACGGAGATTTACTACATTCAAATATTATAAATGAAAACCTAAAAAACATTGCTGTAAAGTATAAAATTAATGAAGCTCAATTAGAAAATTCAAAGCGAACAAAGACATACGCTACATTAATGGTTTGGATTATTATATTTATGTTTGTTGGTTCTGCATTATTTATGAGTATTATTGAAGATAAGAAGCAGATGAATATTTTTTCAAAGATAATTTTAGTTTTGTTTTTGTTGATTGTTGTTTTTTATGTGGTTAAGAACTTACTAACTTATATTAAGTGAAAAATACAATAATATTTATATATTATATATAATATGTCTTATAACAAAGATAAAGTTGCTCAATTTAAAAATGCATTTCAAGAATATAAGGTTGAAATGGAAAACTTTAAGTCAGAAATGAATATATTCAAAAATACAATGGATTTTATGGAAGGGAATCTTTCTAAAGAAGGAGAAAATGTTGGTAATTCTAATTATGTAATCAACAAGGATGGTATTTTAATGAAAAGAGCTGGTCAAACTTGGGGTTATGATAACTCGGTAAATACTGTTATAGATATCACAAATGAAAAAAAGGCATTTGTCACTAACGTAGCATATGAGGGGGACGCTGCTTCTATCAATGAAACAAATAGATTATATCAAGTTGGATTAGATGATCTTACATATGATAATTCTATTGAAAATACATTGACAGGAAATGATAGATATGTAAATATAACAATGGAACCTGATATAAGCGATAATCGCGATTGTAATTTAAATCATTTATATCAATGTAGTGCGAAAGCAAAAATGGAAAATAAACCATACTACGGCATTGAGGGTGGGAAGAGTATGGACAATCAAGAAATTTGCAATTGTTATATTTTTGATAAACAGCCAACTGATACTATAAGCGAAAATATAAAGACAATAAATGTTAATTCAACTGATACAGCCTTTTTAGCAACATTAATGGATGGCAAATTTTATGGAATAAAAAAGACAATTTATAGTGATAATTATAATGGATTTTATAAATCTCCAATTCAAGAACCAGATGAAAGCACTGACAATACTCTTGAAGAAATAATTCATACCGAACTTGAATCTGAGGTGGGTTTAAATCCTTTTACAGGAAATGGAATTAATACTATTGAAATAACCGCTCTAGCAAATAATTGTACTGCTGCTGGATAATTGTCTATAGCGGCAGATTTATAATAATCAATTATAAATTTATCAATAATTAATAATTAATATAATAGTAATTATTGATAAAGATAATTATATGTATTTAATATAAAAGCATGCCATTCTTGTTCAAAAATAAAGAAAATCAAAAGTGGATAAGTTTTGAAGGAGATTCGTCTACTTACGGTAGTAGATCTATTACAGTTAGAGACTGTGAAGAATGTAACTTATTTACAGTTAATTCTGATATGCCTGATTCAACAAACGGCGAGTATATGATTAAATTGAAAGATACCAACAAGTGTATATTTCCAGATAGTAATAATAATTTGATTTCGGGCGATTGTAAATCGAGTTCTAACAATATTTATGAAATGAAAAAATTAAACGAAAAATACGCAGAGAGATCTTTACCACCCGAACTAAAGGTATCAATCACTTTTAGCGATAATGAAAGTTCAAATATTAATAATAAACAAAATAATTGGGGTAAAAAACTAACAGTCAACAACAGTGTACACAATTACCACTCTAAGGCCATTAAGGATAAAACAAAAATTTACAATATATTAAAACACCCGAAACTTATTATGGTGGAAGGTGGAGGGGAGATTAAAAATCCAAAAATTAAAGATTTTCTTTCAAAAAATATTATAGTTTACTGTAAAATATATCATGTTATTGAAGAATATGACGCGTATAATAGACAAGTTGCAAAGAAAACATACAGGCTAAAATATATTGATAGTTCAAAAATTGGCGATGTTACTAACTCCTCTATTGCCGGCGTTTTTATGTTTATTGATTCTAGTGAACCGGATTACGATGGAGAAAGGGATGCATATATACATTATTATGGAAAAAGAAATTATGATAGGGAGAGTATGGATGGAACGAATTCAAAAAATTTTTCAAAAGCATACATTGCAGCAATGTTAAGTAGAGAACTGAGATATGGCTACATTAATACAAATCAATATTCGGGAGGAATTATGATAAAAACTACAACTGATAAAAGAACCTCGTTTAGAGTTACTCCAACCGACACCATTTACAATGCTATGATTAATTATTCTTATCCGACTCAAGTTATAGGTGATTCCGAGAACGTAACGTTGAACATGTCTAGTTATATAAATCCAAACAAGAAGTTTTATAAAGACGTCAATAATAAAATTATCTCAAGAACTTATGATGACGGCACTGATAAGTCAAAATTAAACCTCGCAGTTATTCCAACGTCTAGACCAACTAATGTAGTTGAAGGTTTCAGTGATTCAATAACTGATAAAGTAGACACATTAAAAACGATGTTGGCATCATCGGCCACATCACTAAGTGATGTTATTGCATTAATAGACTCAATTATAAATAGTATGACTACAAGTAATAATGAATCTGAATATGCCCACACTGTCAATATGTATAAGTTAGACCTTAATAAGATAAAACATTGTTTTTCGCTTGCTAATTCTTTATACCCCAATATTGAAAAATTACACAAAAATATGACCGATAATTATAAAAAAATTGGACTGAATAATGTTTATGGAAATTTAGGCGCTGATGGCACTATGTCATTTGATGATGCTCTTGCCAACACAGTTATTGATCAATTAACTAAGCTTAGAAAAGAAATTGTTGGTACCAAATCGTCATACAAATCAACAACAAAATTTTCGTTATCATTAATTGAAGTTGAGGGAGATATATTAATTTACCTTATTGATTTGTTTAAATATTTCAAAAATTATTATGAAGTTATTAATAAGCATGTAAATGCCTTTTTTGATTACAATGAAGCGAAAAAATATATTAAATATTGTGAAACAAAAGAATTTTTAATACAAATAAAATTAGATTCAACAGAAGACTATAATTATAACGCATTGATTAATTTGACTACAGGTAGTTTGAAAGAACGTATTCAATATGGTGAAAGGCTTGCGAATAAAAGTAAAACATTTTTTGACATTAATTTTGGAGAAATATATGACCAACTTTTCATAAATGCTATATCTGGTCCAAGAGAATTTCAACTTAATCGAATAGAAAAATTATTACATAGAAGTGATGAAATTAAATCAAAATTTATGGGTTCAGGCGAGGGAGTTATGCATTATTATCACGATCTTTTAATTTCTCAAAAAGAATATTATCAGAGTTTCAAAGATATCAAAAAACAATATCAAAATATTAAATTTTTCATCGAATATCTACCTCGACCCCCCACCATGGGTCTGCCACTGGCAGACATCACTTCAATGATTTTTGAATTTTACGGAAGACATGGTAGAAAATTAAACACTAATAAGTCTAATAAGTCTGTCTTTTTTTTGTTGATGGAATATTACTTTAAACTTTTTAAAGAATCTACCGATAGTGCCAGACACGACTCCCTTTTTCTGTCATTGTTCAAAAATTTAAGATATAGACGCGACATGGGCCAGTTAATTAACCCCAATAGTATAAGTTACGAAGATATAAACAAATACGGTATATCATTGTATTATGTCAATAATAATTATATTAATAAAAAATATGAGCCAAATATAGTAAGAGAATTTATGAAAAAATACGATGCCATTGCAAACAGAATTCAAGCACAGTCTGAGGATAGCATTATATCTATTAATGATTCGGAATTAAAAGTGCGTGAACAAGCATCCGCTATAGGAGAAGCTGCAATATCAGAACCATTCAGTACTAGCTCGTTGTCTGAGTACCATAAAGCAATTCCAGATATTATTGCTGCACCTCAAGGTATTAATTATGATAAAGATTATGATACAAATGTGTTTAATGATGCATTTCTTTATGAAGGGAAGAGTTTAAATGAATATTTAAATGACACTGTGGCCGATGGAGGATTTAGTAAAGGGCCGCCAGCACTGGCGACTTGTTCAGATAGTGATGGTCCAGGGATTGCAATGACATATTATTGTGGTTTAACTCAGCAAGCTCCCTATGGTGTTGTTAATGCGGACGGCAAAACCGAGTCGCCCGCATTCTTGAATAATTTTTTTACGGATACTGCTTGTAAATCAAGCACTGTATTTTTTGATATTAATGTTACACTTACATATCAAAATAATGATGAAAATGATACTTGCACAGTTAAATTAGTAAATAGTGAAGGCAACTCAAAGATTATTACAGACTATGAAGGAAATTCGTTTCCTCATACAAGACTGCTTGAAAAATTTGATGAGACAAACGGTTTTACAGAATTAAGAACAGTTTATAATGGGCCGGAGGACGCTACCAATAATATGGATTATTTAGAAGATATTTTAAATGAGGAACCTTCAAGTGCAGATTCGGTTTTATATAATGTTGGTCCATTTAAATATTTTAGATTGTATATTAAAGAAAAGCGTATAAAATTAGATTACAAACTTGCTCGGGGAATACCAATTATATCGGGAGAGTATGAAGGACCTTTTAAAGGATTGGTAGATCCGAATAAAACAATAAGTAATAGAGATAAAGTTATTCATCTTTATGAAAATAAAAAAAATGTTGGTGCTTATTTGAATAAAAGTGTATATATAGACTCTGCTGGCGTATCTCACAATATTCATTCTGATAAATTAAACACTAATATAACTATTCAAGGAGCCGATAGTACAGATAACACGATATATAAAGAGTACTTAGATTATTGTTACGACGGAATATTAACATCTACTGTTCCAGGTCCAGATTCTATAGCAAGATTTGATGTAGGTTCTGATGATGGCGGTCCATTTTATCTGAATAGATCAGAAATGGTAAACGTATATCCTTCATCAGATGGAATGTGTGCGGATGACACCACGAGTATATCATTAAAACTAAAAAAAAATGAGTTTAACAGTAACTACGGCGCGTGTGTTACAGATCCAACTGATTTGAATATGGTTACTATTAAAAGTTATAATTCAAAAAAGGGAGATAGTGGATCAAACAAAAGGTTTAGTGATGAAAAGTGTGACAAAAAACATGTATTTGTTGGTGCAGTAGATAGATTTAAAACTTCTAGGAAAAACTTTCGTAACAAGTTTGCAACAATGATTCAATTATTTAATGAATTAAATGAAAACGAATTGAATATGTTGGAAGGAACTCAAGAAAGTATAGAAAATTTAAAAGATAATATAAAAGAATATAACAAATTACATTTATTGGCCACAAAAAATGAAAAGAAGAACGTTATAATAGACGCGCAAACAGATGATATGGAAATTCAGTATGAAAATTCGCAACGTAATATGGCAATCATGGGTATTGGTGCAATAGGTGCCGTATTAGTTATGTTTAATTATATGAAAAATAGTTAATATATAGACATAGTATAATAATAGTAAAATGGGTATTGATCTTGACATTACTGATAATTTGAATGTAGGGAATATTGAAGGAGATAATCTGTTATCATCGTATGACGCCCACACTGATTTGATAAATAAAATGTTAGACGAAGAAATGTACAATCAAGAATTATATAATGGTGGTGTAGGAAATAGATATACTGGCGTGAAAGGCGTAAATGGACCAAAAACCGACTTGTTTAATATCATAAACGAAGCGACGGATTTTGATGTATCTAATGTAGACTATTTTAAGGATAATAAAATAGGTAATATTTCAAAGTCATATAACAAAACTGCAGATATGTATCGTAATCAACGAGCAGTTGATAATTACACCAAAGAAAAAAAAGAAAAATTTAAAAAGAGAAATTATCATTTATTGCAGGGTGTCAATAACAAAATGCGAAAAAAAGAAATTTATACTTATTATTATAAAAAATATGATGCGCAAAAAAAAATATTATCAACCATAATTATTGCATCATTATTGGTAATAGTTTTAGTTTATTTAAATAAAAGGTTCAAGTTTTTGCTAAGCGATACATTATTTGTTTTAGCACTGGGTATTGTTTTTGCATTTTTTGCAATAAATATTTCTTATCAATTAATTGAAATATTCTTTAGAAATAATATAAATTTTGATGAATATGATTTTATGTTCAATAGTCTGGATAGTAATATAAATACTTTACAAAGTAATAAAGAGAAAGACAGAGAAAAGTGTGATGTTGAAATAAAAGCATATGAAGGAAGACAAATTTAATAAATTTATATATTAAATATGAGATTAGTTGACAAACATTATAATGAGTTTAAGGAAATTCCATATTTGACCGGAGGGGAAGATATTTCTTCATCGTATGTTGGTGATATTCAACAACTAAAAGACCAAGTAAAAATTCCCGATAAATATTTAGATTCAAGTAAAGTTCAAGATTCACTGAAGGACTATTATGAGGGTGAGTATACCTCCCTTGACCCTCAGTATCTTCAAAATTATATTTCCCGTGCATATGTTGAAAATGAAAACCTTACAAAAGCTGAACTTAGAAATAAAATGAATTCTGCGATAAAAACAGAAAATCTTTATAATAACATAAAAAATAACAAATTGTATAATTCGGCTCTTCAAAAAATGGTAAATGAAGATATTGCTCTAGACGAGAAAGAAACTGATAAAATTCGTACAAGTTTAGAAAACAAAGCAAGAAATCTAGAAATTAGACAATATTATGATGATAAAATGAATTATCAAATCCAAATAGTAAAGATAGTTATTATTATTTGTTTAATTATGTTAGGAATTTCATTTATGTATAAAAAAAATATTCTAAATACTAATATTTATATTGCCCTTATTGGTATTGGTTTAGCTTGTATTGTAATATTTACGATTGGCAAGTTAATAGATATTTTGATGAGAGATAATTATAAATTTCACGAATATGGTTATATAAGGTCTCATCATTATTTAAATAAAGGAGATCGTTATCTCCGCGATAATGATACACCATTACATCAACAAAAGGATTTGATAAGTGAGAAATGTTTGCTTGTTTTAGAAGATGAAAAAAGAGTAAAAGATGATCCAAACGCGGGAAGATTATATATTGGCTAAATTGGATTAGAGTAAAGTTATTATATATTATATTTTTAACTGTATATAATATATGAGTGATTCACTATTAGACAATTTATTGCAAGATTCTCAAACAAAATATTTAAAAGAGACGTGTCCTGCATTGTTCAATAACGGAGTTCCTAAATTTTCATATAATAATATTTTGAGTACAGATAAAGAATATGTTATTCCTGATGGATTAAAATACTATGAGATGGTTGAAATGGGTAATAGTTATGTCAATGATTTATTAAATGAAGAAGAAAAGTATTTGAAACAAAAATACGGAGAGTCTTTGTATAATTATTTTGTCACTAAACGAGAACAGTATATTAATGATAAAATGAAATCTGTGTGTTCGACTCTTGTTTCTAACGGCGGAACCACCACCGATGGCACTGACACGTCTTCTCATAGTTCTTTGATCGTAGCTTTGAGAAGACAACTTGATTCTTATGAACAATCGCTTCGTACATACAATGAGATAAGTAAAAATAAAGAACAAATGAATGAACTAAATATGTTAGATTCAAGAAAATTTTATTATCAGAAAAATGCAATGGGAGATGCTAACAATGTTGATATGGCCATGACTGCAATTTATTATGTTATTTTAGTAATATGTATTATACATTTGATACTCAAAGACGGGATTAAGATTCGCGAAAAATGGTGGATATACATATTGTTGGTTCTACTTCCAATGATATTATCTAAAATATATACTTTTATTGTAATACGCCTTTTTGAAGTGCGAGATTTTGCATCTGAACAGGTGCCAAAAAATGCATTTCTAAACCGTAAGTAGATGGTCAACATATTTACTTATTTATTTATGGTTAAGTTAAACATCAAACCCTTCAACCCCCGCATATTCGCCTTTATAACTGAATTTGATCCATCCGTTGCTTGGATATTTACCATATATAGTTTCAAAATATTTTACTACTTCTTTACCGGTTGGTGGTTGTGTGCCAACATACATTTTTGTATACCACTCTCTAAATTTAGCCATCAAATCGCGCTGTTTTACGCTATGTCCATTTTTACTTGGAGTTGGTTCAATCATCGTATTATGAAATTCCAACATAACATCTTGATCTTGGCGATACTTTTGTGTTGACTCCATTACCATATCTACATCATTGACTCTCCCCTGTGTTTTAAACGCAATTTCAACAAGCATTGATAACATTACTGGAGCCCATGATTTGAATTTTTCATCTAATTTTTGATCTATTTTAAACTGATACTTATACTCTTCAATTGGAAATTTCGGGTCTTTATATGGTTTGTCTGTAAATTTTGAAAGAAAATCCACTTTTCTTAAACGTCTCCAAGTGCCATCATCATTACTTTTTACATCAAACATACAATTTGTACACACGACCAGTTTAAATTGTGGAATAAACGTCACACTATCTTTGAAAAGTGCTCTGCATTGAATTGGGTCTCCGCCTGTCAATTCTTTGACAATCCCCTCGTTAATACTATCGTTTTTAGATGGCTCTTGCATGACCGCATACCGTGTTCCTATCAAATTATAAATTTCCGAAGATGTGCCACCAATATTAGAACGTTTTTGAGTAACAAGGCTGATAGGGACAGTGCCTTTATATTCTCCTAACACCATTCCCATCAACTCAACTAATTTAGATTTACCATTTGCACCAGAACCGTTGTAAATGTTAAATGTTTGGTTTTCGTTTGTTCCTACTAAAGTGGATGCAATATGCTCCCACATGTATGTTCTTAATGATGTATCTATCTCTTTGGTATCTTCATCTATAATATCAGGAAACAACTGACTCATAAAATCATTAATTTCTTTAATAATATCAGGTTTGTTTTTTTCATAATAACTCAATGGCTTATAATTTAAATTTGTAGATTTTGATATATAATCATCGTGTTTTCCAGGACGATGAGTTTTTTCTTTAAAATCAATAACACAATTTGTACACCCAAGTAAATATGGGTTTTTATCTAATTTATTATAGAAAGCATTGTCACAAAACAATTCTTGACATTCTTTCATAATATTATTTTTTGTAGTTGTCTTTTTTAACAACTTACAAGTGGCACTCATTTCATTTCGTTTTTTTATAAAATCTTTATGGGAATCACTAGCATTGTCTTTAAACTCACCAACAATTTGATTACCCATATTATTCATTTTTAATTCTTCGTCATCTTCATTTTTTTCTTGTTTGATCATCATATTGTTTTGATTTGCAAGAGCTGAACTCTGATATGAAAACAGTTTTTCTTCATATTTTTTATACATTTGTGTAGATATTTTTAAACGAAGTGAACTGCCTCGGTCGCTTAGTTCCCAACGATGATTTTTAAATTCATACCAGGTATTGTTCCCAATACTTGCACATACATATTGAGATTTAAACATTTGATGTAGTGTATTTGCCAAATCGCATTCAGTATTGTTTCTAAAAGAATAACGAATATACCAATCAACAGTTTTATTATATACATTTTTATATTCTTCTGGATTACTCATTTTACACCAGTAAATGATAGATTTAAATGTCAGGCCATCAGCATCACTCATTTCACTATTCTCCCATACGTCTAATGCATTATTGTTTTCAAAATCAAAATCCTCGCTTTGACTACAAAATTTTAACCAAGTTAGTATGAATTTTTCGTCTGTGTTTTTCAAAGCCCAGCATACACGCATCCATTTATCATATGATCCTGGTCCCCAATATTCAGATGGGAGAGCCATTGTATAATTATGAATTTCTTTAATTTTGTAATCTTCATTAGCATCATTTAATAAATTAGATAACATATAATCCAAATCCTCTGAGTTTTGTATTTTATCCAAACTATTGCATTTACTTTTATTAGAAACCTTTAGTTTTGTCTTTTTCACAAGAGTATTTTTTATTTTCAAATATTCGTCTTGTTTATCTGGATTGATTTCAAAACTATTACAATTTTCTGTGTGTCTAACACAAAACTTTGGGAAATATTTATTAAAATCAATGAACTTAATATCTGTTTCCACGATGTCAATTGATTCATCTACAATTTCTGAAACAAATATATTCTTTAATTTATATGCTTCATTACCAGGTTTTCGTGAACCATATAATTGCCAACCAACACTGCCTTTCATTACCGCTTCATCAACAACACTATTCCAATCATTTTCAAGTGGTAAATCGCCCCATATATCATCAATGTTTTCAATAATATATTTTCGTAGTAATAGTTTAACTGAAAAGTCGGAAATAATATCAATAATAATATGAATACCGTCTTTGGTAATGTTATCTAAACAATTAACATTTTCCTTTTCAAAGATATAGAATGATATTGATTTATTATTAAAATTTTCAAATAGTTCATTAAAACCGTTCATACATAATTCAATAAAATCACTAATATGATCTTGATTATGTTGTTTTTGGGTTATATTTGGATTATATCTAAAGTCTAAATCAATCGCAATTTTACCATTATCAAGTTGACGCTCAACAATATAGGCTTCTTTTTTGTTTTCAAAAACGTGTCTCTTATAATTTTCATAAAAATCATTAACATTCTCTTTAGCAATATGATATTTATTTCCAAAAACATTGAGATTTGGATCCCCAATTTTGATATAGTTAGCAGCGGATTTATCTTTTGTTATAAATGATTTCAGATATTGGTCCAACACCACCATACTTATATGTTATAGTAGTATATTCTTTTAACCTTCATTCATTATCAATTTTTTTTATTATTGTATAAAACTTAAATAGGTTTTTACAATAATTTTAAATACAACAATATGAATGAGGCTTTCAAGCGAATAATTATTGACATTAAAGATATTCAAAAATCTCCGATTGAAAATATATATTATTTTCCAGATGAAGACAATATTTTGAATGGTTTTGCACTAATAATTGGTCCTCCAGGAACTCCATACGAATATGGTAATTTTCTTTTTGAGTTTTCTTTTCCTAAAACATATCCATATAAACCCCCAAAAGTTATTTATAAATCTAATGATGGAACAACAAGATTCAATCCAAATTTATATCGTTCGGGTAAAGTTTGTTTATCGATTTTGAATACATGGAGTGGAGATCAATGGAGTGCCTGCCAAACAATTCGTTCAGTACTTCTTACACTACAAACAACATTAAATGAAATGCCATTACTCAATGAACCAGGTGTAGACGAAAAGTTACATATTGCATCAATTTTGAGATATAATAAAATGGTTCATTTCAAAAGTCTAGAATTCACTATTTTATATTATATGAAAAATAACGATAAAATACCAATTCAAGAACAAAACATTATTGATGCTATAAAAGAACAATATAATAAAAACAAACATGAAATATTGAAAAGCACTTTAGCTTTTACAAGCGGTCTTGAAACAGAAACTCTTCACACTCAAATGTATGATATGAAGATGATTTTAAATTATAAAAATTTATATGACAAAATGAAAACCTTTATAAATAAAAATTGAATTAAATTTATTTGTAATTTATATATTATATTACTATGGAATTTTGCAAAAATTGTGATAATATGTATTATATGAAAAAAGACGAAGATAAAAAATTAATATATTACTGCAAAAATTGTAACCATGAAGACACAAAGATCATTGAAACAAAAAATATGAAGGTTTTTGAGTATTCGGGTGAAGATACAAATGGAAATGTTAAGATCAACGAGTATACGCGGTATGACCCTACTTTACCGCACGTAAAGACTATTAAATGTCCTAATTTAGAATGCAATTCTAACAAAAATCCAGAAATTGAACAAGATGTTATATATATTCGCGTGGATGATAATAAGATGAAATATGTTTATTTATGTTATCATTGCAATTCAAGTTGGAATCCTTAATTAAAAAATTGATTTAAAAAATATATGGAGAGATTATAATATCATAAATATGTCATATACCGAAACTGAAGAATTTGGAGATATCAAAGAAGAAGAAGAAATCAAAGAAGGGAATGAGGAAGAAGATGATGGAAGAGAATCAGAAATGGAAGATGGAGAAGAAGACGATGATGAAGAAAGAAACGGGGGTGAAGAAGACGAAGAGGAAGAGGAAGAAGATATAGATGAAGGAATAGGAGGTGTTCTTGATGAAGATGAAGATGAAAACGAAAAGTCAAAAATAACGACTATGGATAATATTAACCTAGGTCCAAGTATGGTTAAAAATGGTTCTATTATTGCAGATATAAATTCAAGTGATAGTGATAGTGATAGTGATAGTGATAGTGA